TTAGGTGCGTATGTAAATGTAATATCTTCTATTAAAAGCATATTTACATAGCTTCCCTCGGTTCCTGCTGAAAATCCCAGGTGAAACTGCATAAGTCTCTCCTCCCAATTTTCTGTAACTACTCTATATTGGTAATTGTTTGCAGCGTTATCTTTGGAAACACCACCTGTGTAATAAAAGTCGGGTGAAGTAAGGTCTTCACCATCAATAGGATTTTGAGATACCGTAATGCTCTTTGAAATAATAGGAAAATCTTCCTGGTAATCTACTGTGAACAAAAATATCTCTTCTTCTGAACCTACTATTCTTCCTTTCCAAACAGGAGCAGCTCTAAAAAATGATGTAGAAAATCCGGATGTTTGCGGAATTGTTGGTAATGAAAGAGATGTTTTGAAAAATATCTCACGAGGTGTTACATAATGCACATCATATACTCCAGAGATTGGTAGCGAAAACGTATTATCACCTACACGAATTTTCATGCCAGCCACAAATGAATGCGGCACATATGACTCGATGCTTACTAAAGTAATTGTTGCTGTAAATGAGGTGGAAACTTTTATACTAGTCGCAGAAACAATTTCGGTTATGAAAGTTTCAGGAGATATGCCGTTCCCTTCAACAATCATTCCAACAGAAAGATTTGCTGTTGAAGGAATTCCGTAAATTGTATTGTTTCCGATAGAAATGTTTCCGGTGTATGAATAAACCTGTACACCTACCGAGCCAATTCCATAGGTTGGAGTATTACCGCCTACTGCAATGGGTTTTTCATTTCTGTAAAAGCCTAGTGCATTTAAGTTTCCTTCATCCGCCCTTGGATATGAATAACCTGCTGTGCTAAGATCATTTACTTGACCTAGCACTTTTTCCAAAACAAATACTTCTTGGTTTTCAATTAGACCAACTGAAACCTGGTCAAAAAATACTTCACCTTTCCAAGAAACTGCGGGATATGGAAACCCTTTATTTTCATTAGGGTACACTCCTAAAACACCGGTATTTAGACCGTTGATTGCTGTAATAGATCCACCAGTAATTACCACATCAGAAGGACTTAAATCCCACACATAGCCGGTAAAAAGGTTTTCAAATCTTACATACGTTACACCAGATGTGTAATTGGTACCACCGCTTACAATTTCAACAACTTCAATGTTTCCTTCACGGTTTGTATACACGTTGAAGACGGCCCCGCCACCTCCATCAGGTTCCATTACAGTTACAGTAACTGCTGGATCTGGTAAGAGGTTGATTTCGTTTCCTCTTTTGTCAAAAAAGTTTAGCCTATTGGTTAGAAGCATTATGAGTGTACTCTATAGTTTTTATCAACCGTGTAGTTGAATGCTTTTTTAATGGCACCTGCCGAGTTGATAAGTTTTACAAACATTATTTGGAAATAGTTAAGTGTAAGTTCTTTTCTTGGATCAACAAACATGTAAGGTGAAAGCACTCTCTTAAAAAGTTGTGTTTCATAATCAAATCCTTGGTTTTTCAAGGCATCCTGTTGATGAATCATATACTGGTAATAGCTAGGCCTTTCTAAATGAGGGCCGCCTTTAGGTTCCGCGCTTTTCATCATACAGTTTTCTTAATGTTATTTACTTCGACTCTGTGTAAACTCATATTGAGGTTTCTTGGAGTATCTTTCTTACTAAATGTGATATTCAATGTACTAGGTTTTCCAGGATCGATGCCAGGATTGAAGTATTGACCATATCGATTTGCCCAGCCTCCGCGTACAATAGCAAGTTCTCCTCTGTCCATAATGATATCACCAAATTCATCCAAGCCAATATCTTTCTTATCAGAGTTTGCAGGAATCTTTTTATATTCCTCATTCTTTTCTGATACAAAATATACGTTGACAGAGTCAACTCCTTCAACCGTTTCAATTACAGAAATGATGTCAGATTTTGGTATACGGTCTCTTCTTCTGTTTGAAAGAAAGTATTCAGAACATTTAGTTGTAATGTTTTGACGAATTACATCTTTGTTATAGCCTTCATAGGCTGTGATATTAACAAACATTACATATTTGCTTATTGTAGGCTCAATAATTTTATTGACTACAGTCATAAGTTTCTGACCGCTTTTTTCAATCAAATCATAGATCTTGGTTTTTTCACCATCTGTGAGGAGAAAAAGATTGGTTGGTATTGTAAAGTAGTTATCGGAACTTTTCTTTCTTTTGTTTACATCTGGTACAAGAAAAAGATAAACCACATTATCATCTTCTATGTTTTCATCACCAAGAGTTGTAAACGCATCAATTACCGAAAAGAAATTAAACTTTTGTAAGAAGTAAACATAGTTATCAGTGTTTGCCAATACATATGCACGACTAGTTTTAGGTGCTAAAAGTTTGGTCAGATAAAGAGGCTCTGCATCGGTTCCGAAAGTAACCGGTACCGAGGTTACAATTGTAAGAACTTTATTTAGGTCAACCTCATCGCCAGCAATATCATAGCCACTGTCAAGAAATTTATATGTAGGGTTTTCATCTACAAGTAAATTTCCCGCGTTTCCTGATGTTGTAAGATATTCAATTCTAACTATTGATCCAAGCGGCGGCATTTTTCCAAAATAGCCGTTCCCAAAGTAAACATCAATTCCTGAATCAATACCAGTTTTAACTATGCACCCATTAGCTTCATACGGAATATCATACAGAGATTCATACTTGCCCCACTCTTCGTTATTTACATAAACTTTTACATAAAAGTTGTCAATGTTAAAGTTTTTCTTTGGTGTTGTAGTAAAAGATTGCAGCTCTTCACCGTCTCCGGTAAATGTTTGTGCCTCAATTGCTCCTTGTATGATTGGAATGTCGATGCTGTTTTTTCCTGATAAATCAATTGAAACAGCTTCTTGGTCTAAAATGACAGTATATGTTAAGCCATTTGTTTGGCATACCAATGTTGTAAAGTTAGGGATCACCGCAGTGTTTCCATACATATCAACTTTTGCACCGCTGTATGTAAGACGAATAGTGCCTGATGCCGCTACTGGTCTTGTTGGATTGTGCCCAGCAATTCGGGCCAAACCACGAATAGAATTAGGACGTTGCGCTGTATAAATGTTCAGCTCTTGAACGCTATCCTCGATGTAATAGAAGATTAATCTCCCTAAGTCAAGAACAACTTCAAGAAGCTGTCCATAAGGACTAGCGGTTGTAAAGACCTGGTCGGCCTGTTCATATTTTGACTGCAAGAAATTTCTTGCGTCTTGGTAAAGCTGATAGTACCCTAATCGTGTTAGCTTAAATATCTCTAGCATGCATTGACTTTATATGTTATTCTGCAACCACGCCAAAGGCTTTGGATCCATTAACATATATATCAATGTAAGCCAAATCCCTGACAGTTCCAGGTACGAAGTTTACTTCAAAACGAAGATCAAAACTTGCTGCTTCTGGCACATAAGTGGATAGTTGTTGGTCAAATGCCATTCTCAGCTCATTGGCGCTAAATCCGAATTCAAATAGTAGATCTTCAATACTCATTCCAAAACCAGGTTCTCCTAAAACATCACCCTTTCGAGTAAACATAATCATCTTGATTTTTTGCAAGAGAACTCTTACTGAATCTCTTTCCTCTATTTTGTCAGGGTCGTATCCAGGTTCGTTTTGATTGAGTATGTAGATTTCTTTTAGCATCTTAGTGGAATATGTAGAACCAATCTGGGCTGTTTTCGTCGTCGATTCTTTGTTTGATTTCTGCAAGCTCTTCTTTTCCTTCCTCTTTCAGCGTATCAGCATTTACCTGTACGCCACCTGGAAGATTGAATGTAAAGAATCCCAAGATTCTACCAAGAGACATTTTTGCTTGTGAAGTTACCCATCGTTGAAAGAACCAATCATCATAGAGACGGTTTTCTTCAATTTTTGCATATGTTTGAACAAAACAGTTTCTTTTTGGGTTTCTTCCCAAGATCTTCAGCCTTTTTGTATTGCGGTTGAAATCATATGAAACGCGCTCAAGAATAAATGCTTGTGTAAGATCCCAATAGGAGTATTGCGCAGTTCTAAGAACAAGGTCATCTGAAGCAAATGGAGAAAGAAAAAGCTCGGCGGCAAGAAGACGGTTATCATAGAAGTCGGCATCAATTGTACCAAGTCTTCCGCCTCCATTGATTTCACGAATCTCAAAAACAGAGATTACGCAATCAGGAAGTAACAGTGTTCGGGTTGCCTTAAATTCCTTTGTCTGAAACCAGTCTTTGGTAATTACATAGTACTGTGTTTCTACAGCAGGGCCGTAGTTTACATAGAACCAGTTCAGAGCTTGATTAATGATACGCTCCATTTCTCTTTCGGGTACCGAATACGGAAGTGAACAAGATCCTGTGATCTCGTCATTTACCATTTCTATGAGTTCTGCTCTGGTCATATTATTGCTTAAAGTTCAGGTGAAAAGCCTAGACTATTTACACAGTCCTGGTCGAAGTATTGCTTCTGGCCTTTTGGATATTTTTCTGAAAAGAGTACGTCTCCGTCTTTTTGAAGTTCAAGGTAGTAAAAACCGCCGCCAACACCAACTTTACCAACCCAATATGCACCAGATCTGCGATCTTCCCATACGTAAACTTCAACAGTATCTAGTCTTTTATCGTCGTCCTCTTCGGTACGCTCTTCGTCAAACATAAATTCAGCGCCGCCTAATTGAAGTTCTTTTTCAATAGAAAACGGTAAATGTGCTTCATTTACAAAACTTTCAAATGTTTTAACGTGTTTCATAACTTTGCTTTCTTTTATTTCTTTTTTAGAGATAGCCTTCAACTCAACATTTTTGAAAGCTGGCATTTTTTGAGCCGCTTTAATTACACTTTCCGCATCCTTTTCAGTATCGTATGTGTAAGCAAAGTTGTGGTTATCAGATAAAGACATATCAGCGCCCAGCCCTTTTCTTGTAAGATAGTTGCCTTTGCCGTCTGTAATTACGTAGTAGTCTCGCATTGCTCTTTAAGTTTTTTGAGAATCACATTTGTTGCCTGGATTCTCTTTGCATTTTTTGCAAGATTAGCGCGGTTGCGTTTTGGCTTGCCTTCTTTCTTTGCTCTTGCCACTATTCATCTTTCTTCTTTTTATCACCGTCCTTTTCCTTGTCTTTTTCTTTGGCGCCGTCTTTGACGTTTTTGTAGCTTCCAGAAGCCTCGGTAGGCTCGGTTTGTTCAACGATCATAGTTTCTTTGGAAACTTTTGCAAGTCTTCCAATTTCTCCATTTCGTATTACACCGCGATTAACCTCGCAGTTGATGATATTGGTTTTGTTTTCAATGAAACAATCATTGCAAACATTTTCTACGTGTAGCGGTGATTCTGATACTTTTGAAAAGTCGACAGTATTGCCTTTTGCAAAGTTACAGAAAGATAGTCTGCTGTTTTTGATTTTGCAATTATAGAAAGCGCATCTTTCAATTACGCCTTCAATCTCACAATCAATAAATTCAACTTCATCAATCCTTACATTCTTAAGTTTGGTAGATTTGAGTTGGAAACGGCCAGCCTCTGAATCAAAATTAAACTCGCCCTTTTTCATATTTCCAGTAGTAATAAACTGGAAAAGCTTTCCTCGAAGATTTACCCAAACGCCTTCTAGTACATCATCATTATCATTCATATCGTATGTTACCTTAATATCAGGAAACACTTTTTTGAATTCTGAATACTTAATGAAAGCGCTACCAATTTTCTTTTGTTCGTCAACCATTTTTTTGAATTGACGAATCTCTGAACCAGAAAAGTCAGCAAAATTAAGAACTTCATGCATATGAAGAATGAAGTAATCAATAAGGTCAAGAATTTTCTTGGTCTTCTTTTGGTAGTCAGCACCACCCATGTAGCGGTACTCCAAATATCCTTTTTCTAGCTTTAGGAAGTTTACTCCATAATACTTCTCCTCATTAGGAACGCGGAAAGCATTGCGTGAATACACCGTGCTGTCTGGGTTAATGAAGAATGATGAAGCGTTTGGACGAATTTCACGAATACTACGAGCATATACGGATTCTTCTCTCTTTGGAAAGACACTATATACCTGGCCTTCATCAAAGGAAAGTATGAACTTGAGAACATTCATATCCTTAATTTGGTGAACAGTTGGCAATGCAACTCCATCAATAGAAATGTTTGCGTGAATTGAGCATCTTTCAGTAGTGTAACCATTGTTGGTTATCCACTCAAATACTTTGATGATAACATTACGAGCGTCTGAGTATTTCATTGGCCCTGTTACCAATTCACACATTTTCTTACCACCGGAATAATCAGGCTCCAACTTGAAGATGGTATCAGTTGGGGTAACAGGAGAGTGATAAAGAGGTTTAGGCTCTTTAATGTTACTTAGCGCCATTGGCACAACCACCCGCTTACCAATAAATTTGGCAATTGAGCGTGCGGTTTCTAAGTGATCCTTTAAGTTGGAATAAAATTCAAATTCTATTCCAATCTTTCCCGCTGAAAGGATTTCATCCGGTCTGTAAGATTTCTTAATCTTCATTTGGTATGGTGAGGAAGATTTTATCGTTATGTACTCGTTCGACGTTCACCATTACATGTTCACCGACTGCGTACTTCTTTTTCTTGGTCTTGATTTCTTTTTGTGAAATTAGACCAACAATATCTTTTTGCAATTTTACTAATGTCCCAAACGGCTGAATTGAAACAACTTCGCCGCCTGTGATGATTCCTAAATTCTTTTCTTTGAACTCTTCAATTTCTCTCATACGAATGCTAGGGTCTTCATCGGTAAGAATAATTTTCTTATCTGGTGTAATCTCTTTGATCCAGAATGAGATTTCGCTGCCTGAAATTGGAGCTTCAACCTTAAATGTCTCTCTCATTTCAGGAGTCATTTTGCTGGTATGAATAAGACCAGTAAAGATCTCATTAAACTCAACAAAGATACCAAACTTAGCAGTTCCAGTAACAGTACCCGTGTACTTTTCTTCCAGACTAAGTTCAGCAATCTTGGCAGGTAGTATGTGAGATAGGTATTTCTTATGACTGAATACAAATGTTCCAGCATCTTTTAAGTAGTCTTCTACCATTACATAAACCTCTTTGCCAAGCAATGATTCAAAGTCTCTTACAACGTTAGCGGCAGCAAGCGATCCTGGTAAGAATCCTTCAATTCCACCAACATTTACCAAGAATCCTCCGCCATTGCGTGAAATTATTTTGGCAATATAAGCGCTGGTAGGTTCAGCAATCTGTGCAAAGAATTCATCGCGAATTGCCTGCGAATGTCCTCTGCTAAGTGAAGCAATGGTAAACGGTTTTACATTTTCAATGATCACCTTTCGGCCTTCGGTTCCAACAAAGGATACGTGAGAACCAGGTTCATTTTTCATCCAATTGACAAAGCCGTCTTTGTCCATTCCTATTGATTTGAAGAAAGTCTTTTCTTTGTCAAGCTGTATGACTGCGTCAATCATTCCAGAAAGAGTAACAATCAACTCAGAGTCATCGATAGAAACGATGGAGGTAATGGCTCGGCATTCGCCTACTTCCGGTTCTTTTGATCCTGTGATTTGTCTTTTTTCATACATGAGGTATATCTCCTCAGCATCTGGTCCATGATACCAAACTTTTGCTCCATACTTTTTCAGGAGATGCGGGTTAGGCACGCGGCGGGATTGACGGTCTTCTGCTAAGAAGGCATCCCAGTCAAATTCTAGTGTGTTATTTTTGATTTGCATATTTTATGGTTTTACAAACTATATATCTCTAAGGAATGGCCTGATATCCACCAGCGGACACCAAATATGTAGAACCAAGCCCTGATTTTCTTTGTGCAGTAGCTACCATGTAATCAAGCCATAGCAGGTACGGTATGTTTTTGGCACTGAGTTGTTCCCATGCCGGAATTTTTTCAAATGATTTAAGAGGATGCAACTTTGTAAGAGCTAACCTTGCTGGGGTTGAACTTGCTGCAAGTAGGCTAACTATAGGTGGGAGCGCGTTAAATAGTGGAGGCAATACCAGATAAATAAGCGGCTCTATGATAGGTTTAAGTAGTTCGGTTGATATTTCATAAAAAGGCCCATCATCTTCTGGTAAAGAAGGCTTTGGAGGAAACTGAAAGAGCTCGATAATACTTAAAAACGGAGCCTTTAAAGCGTTTGCCGCATCAATGATAGAGGATACTGCATCAAGCGCGGGATACACATTAGCCTCTAACATTCCACCAATAAACGCTTTAATGTCAGCACCTTTAATAGTTTCCAGGCTAGCCCCAAAAAGCGCTCGGATGATAAGAGCCACGGCAATCACTTTTTCAAACCGGTTTTCTTCAATAGCCTCTTTTATTTTTGCTATCAGCAATCCTGAGACTGCTGAGATGACTATTTTGGCAGCCTCCTTCATAATAGATTTTATCAAAGATGGCGGTATGATTATTTGTGTGGGAAGACCTGGCTTTGGAAGTCGAACTTTGAACTTTTTAGGAATTTGTTTTATCATGTCAAGGGTCTGCTTAAACATATCATCACCAAGAGCATTTGGAACTTCTAGATTTGGTATTGCACTTAATACTCCGTTAATGGAATTGTAAAAGAGTTTCTCAGCATTTGGAAGCTGATTTTCCAGGTTCAATTCAAAAGACACCAGGCTTGCTATAGTCTTGGCGTCAAGAGCATCAATAATACTTGGGGCTGCTTTAAAAGCAGCAATGATCACATAAATGTATGGAGGAACTGGTGGCAGAGTTATGCTGGTGTAGCATGGAAACGGAAGAGGCGGAACATCTAACGCTTGTGCAATAAAGCCTAACGCCTCTGGAGAAACTTTTTCTGCTGCCTTTTCGAGAGGCTTTTTTATGGCCTCTTTAATTTTTTCTACGCGTTTTTCAATTTTTTCTTCTGCACTTAGGTTTACATCAAATGAAAGCTTTTGCTCCAGTTCCGTAATATCTTGATCAAGGTCTATGAAAAATTGTCTTATTTCGGGAGTGTCTACCTCTTTAAGTATGGCCTCCTTTAATTTCTTGGTAAGATTAATTGTTTTGATTCCCATGCCAAGGTCCTTTAATACCTGATTGGCAATTTCACCGGGTGCGCTGGCTGCGGTATCAACTGCTTTTAGCAAATTGTCAATTACCTCAGAAGGTCCAAGTGTAGGGATCATCAATCCCTTATCATCCTTAGGTATCTTTATCGGAGATAATTTGATCTTATCAATTGCATCCTCAGTCAATTTGAAAACTTCATTAATTGCCTCTTCGAGAATCTCTGCATTAGGGGGAAAGAATTCCAACGCCTTTTTAATGTCAGCTCTTCTTTTCTTGGCAAGCTCAGAGTTTCCACCGATTGAAGGAGGATCTTTGATTTCCAATTGATCAAATGAGGTTTTAATCTTATCTTTAAGCTTGTCAATAACGTTCTTTCCACTATCAGGATTGTTTACATCATTGTTGATATTTCCAACTAGCAGCTTTCCTAAAGGTGAGCCTAAATTAACTTTGAATGTCTTTTTTGGAAGTACTAAGTCCAACAACGGAGTCTCCTCAATTGGATTGATTCCGCCTACTGTTGGATGCGGTATTGAACAAGGCCCACGAGAGGTTAGCATATATGTTGCATCACCTTTTTCATCAATAAGCATAACAAAAGGACTTGGAACTGGGCCTGCCATTGCAATCCATGTAACAATAGTGCCAAGAGGCGTATTGACTGTTATGATATGTTGCCAAAGAAGCGGCAGCGGTATACTGATAAGAGGGTCCGGTATTCCTAACGCCAATGTTGGAAGAACCGCTGGAACCGGAACTGGTACCGGTATTTGCAAAGCAACCGGGTAGTACCGAAATAGGCGAAGCGCTAAATTTTGCGGATCTAACTCCGGTACTGGAAGCAGACTAACTGTTTGTAAAATTTTAGTGTACTCTGTCCAATAGCAATTTTTCAAAAAGTTAGGGCACGTTCCATCAGAAGGTTTTTCTCCTACCGGGTCAGAACCTAATAGGTCTTTACACTTCTTTTCCAGGTTGACCGAATTTTGTCCAATTCCACCTCCTAATTTTTTAGCAGCCTCTTCAATACATTTTTTTCCTTCATTAATGCATGTGTTATAGCCATCAATTTCTAGAAGTATCGCAGTTTGCTCTTCCAGTATCTTTGTCTTAAATTTTTCCAAGACTTCTGCTTTTCTGCGAAAGTCGTTTAGGTGAGAGACTCCAAACAAAACACGAGGTCCGTCTAAGTAACTCCTATTTTCAATTGATTGAAAGAATACTTTAGCCGCCTCTTTCTTAGCAGCGTCGTATATTTTTGTATTGATAAAGTTATTGTAAGGATTGCCATTTTTGATGCTGTTTACCTTATCAGTAACTTTTGTTTTTATAGTAACTTCTAGGGTTTCCAAAAAGACCGTGGCAACATCATTATCAACAGTTAACCCATTTGCGTTTTGAGGAACTTCTACAATAAGTTCTTCATTGAGGCCGTTAACAATTTTTTTCTGCACTGTTGTTCCCAAGAGTTCGCCTTTTTCATTGTACTCGGGTTTTGGCTTATTATAGCCTTGTTCTTGATATGTGTAAAAGTAGTCAATTCTTTTAGCCGAGTAAAACGGCTTCCAAACTGCAAATTCATAGAGACCGGTACGATCCCTGACTATACTTTCCCCTTCTACTTCAGGAAGGCCCAGTGGCAAAATGTAGCTATCGAGCGGTGATGAGACTCCACCAATTCCAGAAAACTGCAAAGAAGGATTAGCAAGTTGGGTATTGCTTGCAGTTTCGGTTTGTAAGTTTTTGCATAAATTCCAGAGCTGAACTACTCTAAAATAAATAGGACCCGCAACCTGAACGGTCCACTTGTTTGTGTCTACTCTGCTATCTAGTGGATTTGTCCTTGTGTATTTATAGCCTACTAGATTAGATATCGCATTTGAATTTGCAGAAAGCGGCTTACGTATATCCTCAATTGTGCCTGATAGGTTAGCAACAATAGAGTCTTTATATTGATTGTACGTGGTAGCAATGCCTTCAATTGCTGATATTACATTGTTTCTATCAATAGTATTTGTGGACAACCTATTTTTGATTGCTTCTTGTGTGGCTTTTTGTGAAGTTGTTAGAGCAGTATCAGCAACCCATACAGGATCTCCGGCTAGAGCGCCACCCAGTTCAGAAATAGAAGTTCCTGCTCCAAGTGGGTTTGTGCCATAAGCTTCCAGGTCTGTTTCAATGGAGGTACCTTCCACAGTGAAAGCTTTTAACTGTGTAGAACTAATCAGAGTGCCTCCTACTGAGGATGCTCTAGCTTGCTGAAATTTCTGATAGTCGTCATAAATGGTTTGTCTTTGTTTGTTTAACAAGGCAAGCTGTGCTACCAATGAATCTCTTTGGCGTAGTATCGTTTGTAGTCCTCCATAGTAAGTTTCGTATGCATCTCGCATTGTTCCAAAATAGGAAATACTTACATCATTTAGCAGATCTACCTCATAGAAAGCCCACCACCTATTGTCTGCAGCAATTTTCTTCTTTGCACAATCCTGCATTTTCTTACCGCATTCATCGGCTTCAGAAAGAAAGTCATCCACTTTTTTCTTCTCCTCTTCTGGGTTTGGCAATTCTACATCAGGCAGAGTTACCTCAGTATTAATCACAGGATCTGCTGGCGGATTGCAGAGTTCATCATGAACCTTTTCAATTTCCTCTTTTCGATATACAGCAGGGGTGGGTGTAACCTCTACACATAGATCTAATTTTCCAATATCTCTAGGTAGCGTGCTCTCCGGCTCTGGTAGCCCAACTCCTTTTGTAAGGTCTTTAACCCTGTTGGCATCATCATAGGTCTTTTTTGCCTCTTCATACACATCAACCTCTTTGAATATATTAAGACCTAACATATTCAGCATGCCAAAAAAGTCTTTTTCGCTGTTGGCATTTTCTAAGACCTGTATTGCAGAAGGGTTGTTTGAAAACTGCTCTTTTGCTAAATTTTTAAGTGTTGCCAAATCTTCTTTACCAGACTCGGTAAGCATTTTCTTGTATGCCATACCTTTTAAGTTCTCTAATGCAGCATTAAGATCCGGAAACTTAAAGGCAGGAGCCCATGAAATACTTTTGATTCCGATTTTGAATTGTATGCCTACGCTAAGGGGGCCAAAACCAAGTGAGATTGTAGCATCAATGGTAGGCGGGACTAATGCAATTTTAAGGTTTTTGAAAGCGTTTAGATTGATCTTGGAGAAATCAATTACCTGTGAAATGTCCAGATTTGGATTTTCTGCAAGTTCGGAAACTTTCTTTCCTCCCACCATTTTAGTGGGATCCAACTTTAGGAGATCGTAATTAATGTCACCGTCGGGCAGAGAAAAAACAGCTTCCACCAGGTCTACTAGTGGTTGAATGCTTCCAACTCTCCCAAATATCTTGTCATCCTGCTTAATTGCAGGAAACTCAGCATAATCTGCGGAAGTAACAGCCTTATTAAAAAGAACGGCTACCTCCTTAAATTTGTCTATAGTTTCCTGTTTAGGCGATTTGGTTTCAACACTTCCAAATTCATTGAGGATTGAGTTAACCTCATTCAGAAGAATTTCTGCCTCTACAGATTTCTTTTCGCAACAACTACAATTGATTCCGTGGATTTCACTTTTCATTATTGCGATACTTTAACGTTCTTTGATGTGGACAACTGCTCGAATGAGCTAGCAGCGCCTGACAAAGTACCTGGCGACGATGGCAATTTTGCGTCCACTGCGCTGGCCATCATTTTTAGGAAAGTCCAAAGAGGCTCAGCAAGAACTGCTGAATATGTAGGAGCCGGACCAAGCTTAGTCACGGCTGTTCCATTCATGGAGATCTCTGTAGATTCTCCTTTTATTAACGAATTTGATGTGATATTGATAGTACTGTTTGCTGTGATATTGATATTGGTTCCAACCAACTCAATAATACTTTGGCTGCCAGCGTGCTCAATGGTGATACTACTATCTGGGTTAACCGTGATGTGTGAATCTTTATGAAAGAGTTCTAGTCCAATGCCAGGCGTATAGTACACTTTCATCTGCTCATCTTCATCATAGGCAAGCACGTGGCTATTCAAATAACTTCCAGAAATGTCAGCCTGCATTGCACGATTGATAGTCTGGATTCCATAATACTCTGGTGAGTATAGGTTGCCTTCACTAAATTGTACACGAACAATTGCACCTATTTTCGGTATTGAAATGCTCCCGAAGCCTCCCGCGCCTCCAGCAAAAGAATTGTTAGTTACTGGGAACGCCCATGGAACCTGTCCATCTTCTAGGTCATCAAAAAGTGAATAGACCTTGATGCGACACCTACCTAGCTGTTCAGGATCGTTATTGTCCACTACCGGACCTAACCATATTCTATTTTTAAGATCTTCTGTTGTTGCCATTACGGTGCTTGTAAGTCTGCGTTACCTATTCTATTTATATCAAGAGGAGTGGACGGTGCTTCTAGATTTGTTTTGATAGTTGGCGCTGTGTTGTTTTCGGGTGGCGAAACTTGTGGAACTACACCCAGTTCTCCTTCCAACCCTGTGTCTGGCCCAACCAATTCTATGGAATCCAGTTCAATCACAGGTATTTTTGGAGCATCTTGTGAAACTCTTCCAGGATCTTCATCATTTAATGAAGGTTCTTTAAAAATAACTGTGCCTGGTGTTGATCTTTCAGATTGTGTTCCTTCAAAATCCACTGCACCTAATTCTATTTCAGGAATTCTCGGTCCTTCTTGTGTAACCTTTTGAAGTTCGCCTTCATTAGGTTTAGCCTCTACAAAATTAACTTTTGTAGAAACGCTATTTGATTTGCTAGGTTCTTCAAATTGAACCGGCTGTAAATTATTTTGAGTCTTTGGCGGCTCTATAAAATTAACCGTTGCGGAATCAGCAGCTACAACAGGAGGCGACTGTAATTCTACTTTACCAGATCCACTTTCAGATATACTTGGTTCTTGTAATTCTACTTTAGTAAGACCGCCTGGTTGTACAATAGCGGCTTGAAGATCTACAGTTCCGCCGGTTCCATCTATGCTGCTTCCATTATCTTCAAAACTAACATTCGAAGGAGAAGAGGCGTTAATTGAAGGCTCTTCAAGTTCTACCGAACCGCCACCAGCGTTAATTTGCGGGCCTTCCAATTGTACGCTATTTTCAATATCATTGTTAAGACGTGGAGAAGTAAACTGTACTTTCTCAGTTCCTCCGCCTTCAACAGTAGTTCCTTCAAGTTCTACGCTTCCCGGATTTGAAGCGGTTGATTCTGGTCCATCCAATTCAACTTTTGTAGCGGAAGAATTAGATACGGATGATTCTCTAAGATCTACGCTTCCTGGATTGATATCCATTGGTTCAAGACCTTCCAACTTAACTTTTTCCGAAGCGGATTCTGATTTTGGAGGCTCTACAAATATAACTTTGCTAGCAAGCGGTGGGCCCACTGGAGGCCCTGCCAATTCTACATTTGTTGATTGCGGATTTGATATTCCAGGGCTTAAAAGATCTACCGATGCACTTGTAGCCGGAGCAATTGGCGGCGCTGATAAGGCAACATTCGTAGAAGAAGCAGCATTAATAACTGGTGCCGTAAGTTCTACATTTGTATTGTTTGGGTTGTTTGGCTCCGCGCCAGTCAATCCACTATTTTCTGGTTGAATACCGCCCTCTAACGTGGATCCACTAGATTCAAGAATAACGTCGGCAATAAGATTGGTAATTAAAGGCGGTGCATTTAATGTAACTGTTGTTGCAATATCATCAGCAATTGGAGGCGGAAAAACTCCTTCAAAAACATTTCCAAGAACTGCTCTTGAAATTGCTCCTTGAATGGCATTGTTTAATGCTCCTGTTCCAATGTCAAGAGCGGTATCTAATAAACCACCAAGAAGACCGCCTAATCTTGCATTTGCCTCTTTTAGTTTTTGCTGATTTTTAAGTCTTTCTGTTTGGTTAAAGAATTCTCGTTTTACGCCATCAAGAAAGTCTCTTTCTACACCAATTACACCCTGAGGAGGATTGCTTGGATCATAAAAAGTTTCTGCAACAGCGTTTTCATTTCTCCAAGTTTGATCATAAGTATCTTCTAAAATTGCCCCGAGCAAACCATACGAATTGTACTCTCTAATTACCGGAGTAAGAATCGTCATTTTGTTGGTAGCAGCTGCTTCTGGGCTTTTTGTAAGTGACCCGAAGTATGTTGGAGCATCTGAGTTTATATCAAATTTGCATTTTTCAAATCTAAAGCGTACAAATGTTGCAAGGTTATTAAAGTCCTGCATAATTACTGGATAGTCAGAAAATGCTCCTGGATCTCTTTGCAACGTGCTGATTAACGCGCTACTCAATCCGCTAGCCCATTGACTGTTTGGTACAACCGCGCTAATTGCGTTTTGTATGCCCTGTTCTGTTAAACCAGGTATGCTTATGTTTCCAAACGGCGGAGGCTTAATAGGGTTCTCAAATTCAGAAATATCACTAGTAAGATTTGGAGAGTTTGTAGCCGGAAGAACGCTTGATGGCCTTTGCATTGAGCGAATTTCCGTAATCACCAATTCCATTTTGAAACTTCGAAGATTTGAAGGCAGCATCCATCTCATATGGATTGCATCAAATGCAGCCTTTCGATAGAGATCCATCAAATAAGTCATTTTCAAATCGATTGATTCTAGCGTTTCAAAGGTAATTTTCTTATCCTTTCCACGAAAACTTTGTTCCGGATCAATTTTCCAAATTTCTTCTAGCCCGGAAACTTTTTGTATGTACCATGGCATTTTTTGAAGTTCGTATAGTCCTTGAATAAGCTCCTTTATCATTTGAGCTCTTGTGTATTCACCTATACTTTTAAGATATCGAATTGCAGAATCTGGGTGCGATTCGTGAAAGAAAAGTCCGCCACCAAGTGTGTCAAGACTTTTGTTAATAGACAAATCATCAACAGGCCTTTCGCCTTCTCCCTGAACTCCTAATTGTGGAAATCTTACATAGAATCCAATGTATGTTGGATCTTGGTAGTCGGCAAACTTATTTGGTCTTTGCGTAGCATATGCGTCTCTCCATGCTGGTGAGGAATAGCTTAAGAACGACCTTGTTATTGAATCTGCGTATTTCATGCAATCTATATATTTTTAGACTGGCGACGGCCATTCTCTGCGTGTCAAATAAACCATGTGAGTAAATCCCGGCTGTTGAACCTGTCCAAGTCCTGTATCAACAGGCGTAGAATTGGTTTCTCCTTGCGGAGCATATGAAAGAGTCATTCCAGAAACCATGTAATAGCCACTATAAAACTTATCCATAATTGGTTGAGGAAACGCTGAAGATTTGTTTTCCTGTTCGGGCGGCGACGCAATATTTTGATATTGATTATCGCCAGTCACCATCAAAAATACCGGAAGACGTTCGCCGCGGTAAATGTTAAAGTTACCACGTTCGAGAGCAACGTTCAAAACCATTTTTTCTAATTCTGCATTGTTGCGTTTATTCCACCCTTCAGCATACGCATATTTTTCATGTGCATTTCCTTCCGGGGCACTATATTGAATTCCGCCCCACTCATATTTTACCTGTGTTTTGTAAAACTCTTCTGGAGCTGCGCCCGGCTTTGTAATTCTGCCTTTTAGAGTCATTTTGTTTTCCGCAGCGCCGGGTGTAGTTTTTGGTTCGGTATAAATTGACCAATATTGCTCGGAGTTTTGTTCAAAAAATCCAGTATAGAGTTTATAGCCAAGTTCTTGGTTAATAAAACTGCTATTATTTTCTATGTTGTAACGATGAACAAATGCAGGTGATCCTTTAAGTTCTATATGATTAGTAAGAACTTTTGGAACCTGTCCGGTTCCTTCTTCTAATTGTTGAGCTGCTGTGGTTCCACCATCAGAATCATCATAAGTCATATTTACCAATAATTGAAGATCCAAATTAGTATCCTCGCTAAATTGATTATTGACGTTGATAAAATTTAAGTGGTAATACACATCAATAAAGACTGAAAAGAAGCTGTCATCGTCTTTCCACGCGTGAGCCGCTATGTCTTGTATAAGATCGTAGTAGTTTCCTCGAGGATTGATCCACGCCTGAGCATCTGCAGTTTCACTATCATTTGAAGCAAATCCCAGTCCTATTTCTTTTGCAACCTCTTTTAGCACTTCATAGCTTGTTCCATTATATGCCTTGCTTATTGGATCGTACAAATAAGGAACCCAAAGTTCTCCTTCGATGTCAAAGAAAGAATTATTGCCTTCACGGTCTCCACCTTTTTGTCTTACCGATGTAATTCTATAATCATTACGTATTGGCTTAAAAGCATCATTTTTTGCTCTTACAAAAACAGCCATGCGGTCGCCGTCTTTTGGTATGGCTTCTGATGTAAATGTTTTTGATTTGATAAACGCGCTCAATCTTACAGTAGGAATGAATCCAGTATAGTCAATTTCAAACTTTTCAATTGTATCAATTGAAAACACATAGTTATTAATTTCTATGAACGGATAGTCTGAACCAATTTTCTTTGAAATTTTTCTACTTTTATCCTGGCCTTCTTGTCCAATTTCTTTTGCGGCAGGACTGGTACCAGTGTCAAGGTCATTAATTTCCATAGTGTCTAGCACTACGGTTGGGTCTAGCAAGGACCTAATGATGGATTTTTCCTGTTGAGGCATTCTTACCTATTTATGCGATTTTTAATGAGCTTTGCCAAAAACTCACTTTTGCTAAGTGGTTCTTCACACTCATTACCGTTTTTACTAACATTTGGCCCAAAGAAGATCTTACCACCACGGATCTCAATTTCTTGGTCTCCGATATTTGCAAAGTTTGGTGGAAGCGGCGGCGCTGTTTTACTAGCATCGGCTTTCTTGGGTTTATTTCTCTTATCAAATTTACCCAGAGTTGGATCCAGTTTGGATTCTTTTTCTGGTTGAATATATTGATTACGAATATCAAGTTTTTGTTGATCATTTGCTCCTTCTGAATTTAAGTTCATTCGAGCATAGAGTAAGTCGGGAACAAATAGTAGATCACCAATATCAATAGTAAACGGATTGCTAATGTCATTAAACTTTAGCATTTTTTCTACATTATCAACTGATCCTAATGCAACTTGGGAAATTATATCAACTCTCATGGCAGTTTCATCGCTAACTAAATAATAGTTAGTCATTGGTTGATCTACAACCAAATTAAGAGACTGTTTTGTTAAGTCAATAATAACCGTGCCATCCTCTTTTTCAAAGATGGGTTTTTTGTCAATGGTATTTGGTAAATTGATCATATTAATCTTTCTTAGGTTCAGCTTTTGCGTAGCCTAAGCCCCACTTAGCTCCAATTTTACTTGACGTTCTTTTGAACGCGTTAAGAGTATTATTTAAGGCACGGTCAACATCTCGGGGGTCTCCTGCTAACACAGTTTTTTGCGTTGTAAATCTTCCGCCTGGAGTAGTTCTTCCGTTTCGATTTGCTCCATTTCCGCCATTTGAGCTTGACCCATTTGGATTGTTGGCTCCAAGTCTTCTCTTATTTTGTCCGCCTCCAGTAGCAGAATCAACTTTTGACATACTAGTGGACGAAATAGATTCTTCGTATCCCGGAGGCAGAGAATAAAGTCGCCCACCACCGCCGTTAAACATAGATTCAATAGCATCTCGGTCTCTCGGCATTCCGTGTTCCAATGAAATTGTTGCTTTCATTTCTGTCGGAAAGTCATCTGGCCCAAGTTCCTCATTAAACTCAATTTTAACACCGGTACAAATAAGGTTTCCAATTACCATCATAGGGTTAAACGGGTTGCCTACAGTTACGTGCCATTCTCCAACCGGATCTCCGGTAAGAATAGCTTTTAAACCGGATACGTGTCCTCCAGGTGTTTTGTTACTGTTCATATATGCTTTTGCGCCCCCTGCGGCAAGGGATTTTAGAGCTTCTATTGGATTCTGCATAGCAGAAAAAAGAAAGTCGCTGATTGCACTAGCAGCTTTTGAGAATTGGTCGGTAACTGCATCTAAAAATTTAACAGGATCTCCACTCATCCAAGCAGCTCGCCCGGCCGGTCCTCCAAGGAACGGCGCTGTTTGTCCAGGAGAACCTGGACGGAAACGGTTAGCACCGCCCCAGAAGTTGGCGGTTGCTGAGGTAAGTACTAATATGTTTGACATAATATCCAGCATAGCAGCTTTGGTGTTAATGCCGCCAATACTACGAGCTTCGTATTCAAAAACAAGCTCAATTTTATGAGCAAATTTCAAGCCTCTTTCACGAGCCTTAGTACTATCAATAACGTTGACGTTACCAATGATTTTGTTATTCCATGTACCTTCTGTATAAGGATCTGGCGGCGCTCCTGCGTTAGGGTTGGTTGTACTGTTGTAATCACCTGAGATCAAACCTACCCATTTTGCAACACCAGACATCGGCCCAGCACCAGCATCACCAGGTGAAGCCGGGGATACCACGTTCATTTCAGACTTAATATCTTTCCAGTTTAGGCCTGATTCAATTCCACCAAGTATTGAGGAGATTTTGTTGCCTGTTGCCTCACCTAACCAGGTTATTGCCTGTGCTACAGGCAGTAACTGTGCAGGTGTATAGTCTTGTTTTTGGGCGTGATTTTCTCCAGCAGCTTCAAGGTTATCTGAGGTAGGATATGGGTATCTTCTAAGAGTTACAAGGTAGTTATTGGGAATCTTTTGCCAATACTTACAATATGCAAAATCTTGGAACCTATACGGTCTACGGTCAGCATTGTCTTTTTCTTGACTCCAAGCTACAATTTCTGAAACTGATGGTGATTTATATCGATGCGCCTTATCAGCATTTGCCTCATCAATTTCATACCATCTTGGTTGATTTTCCTGGTCAAATAATTTTGCTAGATAGTTTTGATCTTTAGTACCTCTAAATTGTTGGAATCCAATATAGGCATTCGGATTCATAATTGAAGGAACACCTTTAAAGGTATCAATACCCGGATATGCTTTAATTTGATCGGCAGTCATTCCTTGAGTAGAAACACGGTTTCCATTACCTGTTGTGTCACCCGGGTCTTCGGTAACAACAAAACCGTCAACAAGCGGTTCGGCGTCAAATGCGCTAAAACTTAATACGTTATCAAAGGCACCCCAAATAAGTCGAGGGTCGGTTGGTTCAAAAATTGTAGGATTTGAATTTCCGCCTTGACCGTTATTCGTGGCATTTGAGTTATTATTTGCATTTTGAAGAGGCTGATAGCCTTCAACGTTCTGCAACAAAAAGTCTACACTGATTTCTTCAATTACGCTACTCAACCCTGCATTAGGATCTGCCGGTGGTGTAGGTGTGTTTGGAGGGCCGCCACCTGAATTAGGAGTAGCAGCCTCTTTAACTGCAGCAGCAATCTTTGGGTCTGACGACTCATAATAAACACGGTTTGCCTCGCGTTTAACAAATTTGTATAACTTACTATCAGCCATGCATCGCTTATTTTTTCTATATATCAAAGCTTTTTTTGAACGGTGCCATTGAATATATAGAAAAAAGCTATAAACATGATTAAGTCATACAACGATTTCCACAAAATAAACGAGGAAGAAGAAGGCAGAATGTATCTTCAGGATCTTGATGAAATTTCTGCATATGCAAGACAGATCCGTGAATTGGTAGCTCCACAAGATGAGCTTGAAGCATGGGTACAAGACAAGATTGTAATTGCTCACCATAATATGGATGCAATTCTTGGTTATCTCAAGTCTTTGGAAAAAGGTGGAACTAATTCTACCTCTCCAGATACAGGGACTAACATAAACTTTAAGTAATGAAAAGGGTTTTCCGTTTTGGAAAAAGTATGATGCCTAAGATAGAAAAGCCGAAAAGCGTTCTTTCTAAAAAGCCGCGTCCTTTTCGTCGCATGAAAATGGCAAAGATCAAACTGGAAACGCTTGATTTGCAAAAGGATCTAAATGATTAATCTTCGACTGGCAAATTATGAATCCATCTAAATAGGCTGCTCTCTAGCATTTGGCAATCCATAATGTGGATTTTCTTTACGCAAGGAAAGAGGGCCACTCCATTAAACAGCTCATAATAATCTTCATCGTGGTGTTCCTCTGTTAGGAATACCACATCTTTGATTTCAGTATTTTCATTTACATAGAATACAATGAAACGAATAATCGCCTCATTGAGATCTGGGTTTGAGTATATGATTGAATACGCCCGATTAGCACGGGAAACATTTCGGATTTGTGTTTTAATCTCTTCATTGACAAGGAAACTTGCATACGGATCTAGAGTTTCTGGAGAGTACCCCATATTTTCTATAATTTCCGACACCGAGATGACGTGTTGCTTTCTCATATTTAAGAAAGCTTTTTTCAGCTTTTCGCGCTCAGCTCTTGTTATGTAAAGATTCATATGTTTACGGCTTTCTTAATATATTCACGCCGTTTTGATGGCCGTTTTTTCAGCTTTACGAGCGGCCTTTTTTGCATCCCTTTCATCCTGGATTTTTTTGTTCTTATCCATAACCTCGGTTGCCTCTTCTCGTGTATAACCACTTTCCATCAGCACTGTTAGTTCTTTTGACCATCTCTCAGCCTCTTCATTAATACGGCGATTTTCGTCCTCTTGAGCTTTAAGAAGCAGTAATTGCTTTACGTACTCTCTTTTACGTTTCTTAATCTCATCCAATTGAGCCTTTGACATGGTTTTTTCCAACTTATGAAGACCCATTTGTTTTTCTGCCATTCGGCGCTCTCTTCTATTTTGCATTCTTGAAAGATTTTTGATACATTATATTAAAAAGACGAAGGAATGAACCAAGAACTAGGAGCTCGTTTGTTTGTAAAGCCTCATTTACATCCAACATTTCCAATTTTGATAATTGTTCTTGAGGAGTTCCGTCTCCAATGGCGGGTTGTTGTTCTTTGCCAGTTACATCAACCGCAAATGTAGGAATAACACGGTCAGTATCCTTTGAATCGTGGAATCCGCCTAGATAAGTCCATTTTTCTAGAGAATCGCCTTTCATATCAAAACCACCTTCTTCTAGAAGTTCGCGAACTGCTGTGGCAAGGGTGTCTTCATCACTTACCTCAATTGAACCAGTAATAAGAGTATTTGCATAGCCCCCTTCACGAAACTGGTTATACTCTTTTAAGATGCCTAATTTGTCGACAATTCTATTTTCATCAACCGTATAAGGCAATACAGCCACGGAAGGTATTTTGATATGTAGTCCGCTTTTTCCGGCAAACTGCACAAAATCAAAGTACTCGGTTTCAGCTAAAACTTTCATTCTTTGTTGGTTTTTTTCTTGTGTTCACTTGTTTAATACGTGCTTTAAGCAGATTTTTAATCTGCGCCATCATGTTTTCCTGGTCAATAGTTGATACCAAATAGTCTCCTATGATATCTGCGCCATCTGGAAATTCTCCAATCATAACTTTAAGAAGATCTTCAGAAGGCATGTCCACGCCTATAGTTACTTCAAGCTTTACTTGCTTCTTTTTGCTCATTTGAAGCAAATCGTGAATTGGGTGTAAAGATGTGGGCGTTGGTTGCACCATCGGACTTGGCGCTGGATTCTCTTTTTTTACAGGAGCGGGCGCGGGTTTTGGCTTTGGTGCTCCAGAAGTTATGGGAATCGGAGGATTCGCGCCAGGAGCTACCGGCAGAATCCAATCTCCAATTAAAGAGGAATTGCATTGGCTTCCGTCTTGAAAGATCAACCATTCAATGTTGTCCTCGACGAAAGTATCAATCACTGTTACTAGCTTTCCTTCATAGTCGCCTTTGATCCACTGAAAAACTTGAGATTCTTGAGTTATATTTTCCATTTTGTTAGATTTTGATCCATTTGTTGTATTCGGTAATGTATTCTCTTGCCCATTCCGGGATTGGTTTTTGAACAGCCCAGCCCATAATTTCCTGACGAAACCCTTCAAGGAATTCTTTGATTCCTCTTTCGTAATCTCCGCTGGTTTCTTGGTTAAGTGCGGAAACTGGCTTCCTAAAGGTATGCCTTGTTTCGGCGACTCTCCAGAAAAAGTATCTTGCGTTTCCGATATCATCGTATCCGTATTCAATTGTTAATTGTTCCCATCCTTCTGGATGAAGTGGAAACTCTCCCTGATCTTGTAATTCATCAAAGTCTTTATGATACGGCATCTTCTTTTGAGGTTTCCAGTTTTGCCTGTTCCTCGAGTGCCTGTACCATCATTTCCATGACTTCACCTCGAGTAGTGCCGTGGGTTTCTGCCATTGCTTCAATGTCTTGACGCATCATGCGAATGTTTCCTCCTGCCGTTTTTTCTCCGTGGTTAAGCTGGATGATGATGCTATCCCAGTCGTCGTATTGTCTGTTGCTCATATTTGTTATAGTTTTCTTTATTTATATTCGCTTGTAGAAAAAAGTTTCAGGGCACAAAAAAGCTGACTTATGAGTCAGCTCTGTAATTATTTGCCAGAAGATCTTTGTTGGAATAGTGATTCGATTTTTGCCTTAGTGCCTGATGGATCTTGTACCATGTTTCCAATGTAGTTTTTACCTTCGAATTCAAGGCCTGCCTGTTTGCTACTTGTAGTAGCAGCTCTTAACCTTATTTCATATGCAGAGTCTCCTATGCATACATAGTAGAAAAGTACAATATCCAATCGTGTGGCTGCATCTAAAATAGCCAAATTTGTTTCTTTGCTATCAAATCCACCTATTAAGAGCGAGAATTGGTTCCCTACTTTCACCTCTTCAACATCGGCGGATCCTTTGTTAGAACCTGTTACTTTGAAGTACGGCGGATTCACTGCAGCGTTACCTGCTTTAAGCCCAAACATTAAAATTCTGAGAAGATTACTATCTAGGTCTTCCGGACTATTTTTTGGAAGCGTGAGCAAATGATATGTAAGTTTTATCGCAGCAAGCTTATCTATCAAATTCTTTGGTTTAATAGCATTCACGTCGCTTGGGCTGTAGTTTACCGTTATTCCCGATGAAGACGCAGCGTCTTTCATCTTTTGTTGATAACTCATGATTTCCGATTTAAGCCAATCAGAATCATTTTCTTTTGCAAGATCGTCTTTTGTTAAATTGTATTTTGCGTCTCCCGGAGAAATTGATTTTAGGAATTCCTTTGCCCTACCCAACCTAGCCACTTGTTGTTTAAGAGATATCGCAACAATTGAACCGTACGCTTCCGAGTTTGAAGAACGCGGCGTCAAAGTGTCATTGAACAGAAGATTCAATTCAGCAACTGTCTGGGCATTTGATATGTGTTGTAGAGCGTTTGCTTTTGCTGATGCATCTACCAGATAAACATCGCCCGGGCACCAGTTATCAGGAGAAAGCCCTGTGAGCTTTCGAGCCGCATCTCGTGCAGCACCGAGAACTGTTTTTCTGTCCATTCTATATCCAGCGTTCTTAAATGCTGATAGTGCGTTTGCGCAAGACTTCCATTGATTGGCAAGGCTTACAAGTTCTTTGTCCGAAGAATCAAACCCTAACAGCCATGCTCTAATTTTATCAATGTAAACTTGACTAAGATCATCGGCAGGAATGTTACTAACTAGAGCAGCGGCGTCTTCCTCATCTATTGAGGAAAGATCTACATCTTGATTGTAGTAAAAATAGACCACCATAAGTTCTTTGGTGTCAGTATCTCCTGCTTTTGAAGTGCTAGTAAAGACTCCTGTTTTTTGAAGTTTTGTTAGTGGAATTTCTTCCTTTCCAACTTTCAAAAATGGGCCTTTTGCACTAATTTCTGCGCCCCCTCCAATATAAGCAATGATTTCTTCTAGATTAGAAATGTCTGACACTCTAAACGATGAGACTCTGAAGCTTTTTTGAAATTCTGGATCTACTTTGAGTTCTTTTTCACGATCTTTTAAGAAAACCTGGAACATCTTGCGATACTTTCCCCCGCCCTTTACCCACTGAGCGGGCGCCATTGCACTTTCATACAATGCACCTTCATTTAACACCCAACTTTTGTAGTCTAGCAAGCCCATTCTGGTTATATTTCTTTTTGTTTTATGGTTACCTTATCTAATAGTATTAGATCCCTCTATGAACACTCTATACAATCTCTGGGCCACCGATATACTCTAATATACCGCTTTTAGCCACAGAACGGATTTCCCAGTCAAATGTGAATCCTTTAAAGTGATCTCTTACTTTTGCTTGAGACTCTTCTATCGTCTCAGCGTTTACCAGGTAAGTTTCGATTTTTCCACGAACTTTACCGTTGTCATCTTCCATTGCAGTTCTTACTCTTACTGTCCAGTGTGCCATATATGTTTTGTTTTAGTGTGTTACTTAGTTTGAACATTCGCTGCAGTGTGCAGAAAGTCCTTCTAACATTTCGGTTAACTTTGCGCTAGCCTCTTTAATGTAGCTTTCGGCAGTTTTCTCAGTCTCG